GATACGGCATTTTCGAGAGTCAGAACATTCAGACCTCCGGTTCACCAGCAACCAACCACTGTTTAGGTTATACCGAGGAAGCTATGGCATTAGTCATGCGACCTCTACCTAACCCCGGTGATGGGCTTGGTGTAAAGAGCGCTGTAGTTCAAGACCCCGAGAGCGGAGTAGGTATGCGAGTATCATACTCATGGGACAAAGACCATCTAGGCGTGCAAGTTACCCTTGACGTACTATTTGGCGTAGGCGTGTTACGCGACGATTTCTTAATCGACGTACAACACATCTAAACAATTTGGCCTTGTTACCTACTTAGCGGGTAGCATCGTAACCGGGCCAGGTGAGTTTTTACATAATAAACAAAAGGCATATAAAATGAGTTATTTGTTGAAAAATCCCAGAGGTGTAATCGTAGAAATAGACGACAAAGAACAATGGAAAAAGTTTTTGAAGAAGCGCGGATTTGATTTTGTAGAAGAAGAAGAAGAAGAAGCATTTAACCTCAAGCAGACAGCAAGAACCAGCCCCACAACCCCACAAGGCAATGATTATATAGACATTCATTTTATTAGCCCAGAGCAAAATCACGACGGCTATGGAGAGAGTAGAAATTTATTAGCCAACTCATTATTGGAGTATGGTTTTAGATTAAGTGAGACATACACCGGCCAAGAGATTGCTATAACCTATGGTTATCCCGAGTCGGTAGGTAAGAGTCAGTCACCAGTTAACATTTTATTTTCAATGTTTGAAAGCACTAAGTTACCTGATGAGTGGCAAGGCGACCTAAAACGGTTTGACCTTATTATTACCCCAAGTAGATTCTGTCAGAAGGCCTTTAAGGACGCTGGTTTTGAGGCTGAGGTAGTCAACCTAGGCTACGACAAAGACCTTTTTAAGTATCAAGCCAAAAACATAAACAAAGAACCATTTACATTTTTACACTACAACGCATTTGACCAACGTAAAGGTTGGGATTTAGTTTTTGAGGCGTTTAATAAAGAGTTTAAGAGCGAGGGCGTTAAGTTAATCCTCAAAAGCACCAAGTCACAATTAACAATGCCTATTACTAAGCACCAATACCCAAACATCGAAGTAATTAAAGAGCCGTATAGTCATAAAAAGATGGCTGAGTTATTACACCGCTCGGACTGTTTTGTTTTACCAAGCAGGGGCGAGGGTTTTGGAGTACCACCACTTGAGGCTCTTGCTACAGGTACGCCAACAATAATCCCTAACGCTCATGGATTTGCTGATTACTTCACTAGCAACTACTTCTTAGAGGTAGACGTTAAAAAAGAGATACCGGCCATGTACGCCAGATTTAAGGGAGTTGACACCGGCAAGATGATTGAGTGTGATGTCAAGAGCTTACAAAACCAGATGCGCTTTGCTTATGAACATCGAGAATATATAACCGATATGGCTAGGGATGGCTCAAAGTGGGTCGCCTCTAATTACACCTACAAACAAACAGGGGCTAAACTAGCAGTTGCCTTAAAAGAGTTTTTGAAGGGCAGACCAGCACTTAAGAAAATTAAAAGCATTGTTGATAAGAGGACTGATGGCGAAAAAGCACCAGTCAACCCAGACGCAAACAAGATTATATTTTTAACCGAGGATACCCGGCATATTACTGGAGGTAGGTATTATAGCTGGTGGCTTGCCACCGCATTGAAGGCCGCTAACAAAGATGTGGTTATCTACACCAACCGTTACCCTGTTTTCCTCAAGGATTTTGCAGATTATCCACAGCCAGAGGTTAGGATTGTGGATAACTTAGACAAAGTTGACGTTGAGGGTAGGTGTTATGTGGGTAGCCCGATTATAGGCAGTGAGGTTGCTTGCAGACTTGGCCAAAGATATAACAAGCCTGTTTATGTAGAGATTTTTGACCCATTCCCCATGATGGAGGAGTTTAAGGGGAAGAATACTTGGAAGGGTTGGGATAAGTTAATCCCGGCCATGAGAAAACCAAACGTTAATATTATTAGTTTATGTAAGGTCACCAGTAGTTATATTTATGACTGGCTGATGAAGCGACATGACCAAGTGTTTGAGGTTTACCCATGTATCAATGAAATTGCTAGAGAAAAAACAGCCGATGGTGAAGCAGAAAACATTATTACTTTTATTAGTAGGCTTGACCATCATAAAAACGTTGACCATGTACTTGATGCAGTTAAAGACACCGGTATGGAGTTGCACGTTATTACCAGTATTGATGGCATAGGCTTTCCAAAGATGTTGGCAGAGCGAAAAATGCAGAGTCAAGTAGTGATGCACCACTTTTCCAGCGATAAAGAAAAATTTGAGATTATTAAAAAGAGTAAGGCCACAATCAACGGCGCAATTTATGAAGGCTTTGGGATGTGGTTGGCAGAGAGCTTATCGTGCGGAGTGCCGGCAGTTTGCTATGATTTCCCCACTTTCCATGAAATTGAGGAGGCAAGCGGAGTCGATGGCAAGGTGCTATATGCTAAGTATAATGACCCCAAAGACCTCGCTAAACAGCTCAAAAAGGCGCTTAAAGTAGATAGGGGCAGTGGTACTAAGGCGTTTAACTTTCCCGCTATGGTTAAAAGAATGAAAGAGGTGTTTAGTTTTGAACCTAAGATTGGCGTTATCACCATTGGACTTAATGAGCAAGAATACATTGGGGCTAGTTTACGCAGTGTGGTTAAGCAGAAAAACGTTGCTAAAGTGGCAGTGGTTGAGGGTTGTGTAAACCTCAATTCTGACCAAGCAGATAAAAACGGCCTAAGTAAAGACATGACCTCGAGAGAAGTTACTGACGTAATTAACGAAGACAAAAATGGCCATAAAATTATTTATGAGCGATATGGATGGGCCGCCAACAAGAGTGAATTAAGAAACAAAGCCCTCCACTTACTAGGTAAAAGCATGGACTATATTCTAGTTGTTGATGCTGATGAGGCGTGGAAAGTTGCAGATTTTAATAGGCTAGTAAAGCACGTTAAGGAAAACCCAGACGTAAGCGTGGTTTGGTTTCCGGCATATCACTTTTGGAAAAAGCGCAATCAACTTGCAGTCGGTAGTCAATGGGATAAACACCTATTCAGATTTTTCAAATACGAGGATAAAACCCTGCATTGGTTCAAACATCAAACACCAGTCGTAAACAAAATGGCTCAATCAGTTACCCAGCTAGGTAGAGAGTCGGTACTTAAAAATGTCCACTTCTATCACTATGGGTACTGCAAACCTGGAGATAAAGTAAGAGCAAAATTAGAATTTTATAAGAAAAGAGATAAGGACTTAAATGTTGTTGATACTTGGACAAGCTGGAAAAAAGGTATGCCTACCCAACCCACACATGGGGATGGAAGTACAAAGTTATTTAATGACAAACACCCGCCAGAAGTAGAGTTTTTATGGAAAAAGTAAAATACTACAGTCAATTTGGCGAGGATAAATACCTAAACGAAAATTGTAAGTTACCAGAAAAAGGCGTTTTTGTTGACGTTGGTGCTGGTGGTTTAAGTAATAGCAACTCTTGGTTTTTTGAGCAAAAGGGCTGGTATTGTTTGTGCATCGAACCCGACGACAGATATTTTGGATTAAACAAACGCAAGTTAATTGACCGCAGTATTATTGGTGACAAAAATCGCGACGAGGTTGATTTTGTTTTCCATAGACACCCACAGTTAAACGGCTTGTATAACGACAAAGCAACCGCAGTTAAGTTGCCGATGTTCACGCTTGATACCGTCTTGAAAAATCACAAAATTACCAACATAGATGTTTTGAGTATCGACGTTGAAGGTAATGAGTTTAATGTTTTACTTGGGTTGAGTATAGACAAACATAGGCCAAAGTATATTATAATAGAGTATAGTAACCAGTTTAAGAAAAACAACAAAGATGAGATTGTCAAATATCTTGGCAAATATAATTACAAAATGATAGTCACAACACAATCCAATTTAATCATGGAGGCCCAAAATGAAAAAAGTTAAACAAGAGATTTATAATAAGCTCGCTGAACTCAAAGAGAGTAAGAAAAAGATTGTTCTAGCTTGGGACGGTAGGCCTTACACA